GAAATTGATTATACAAAAATGGATCATGAAACGCCCATATCTGTAGACCATAAGTTTTGGTTCAAAGTTGAAAACCTAAAACTGATGCCGGGAACATATGAGGTTGCTGTATCTAAGAATAAGATTAGTAATTTTAAAAACACTAACGTGGATATTGAATACTTTATTGCCCTTGAACCAGAATCATATTATGGTAAATAGGGGAAATATATATTATGGAAGAATTTTTATGGGTGGAGAAATACCGTCCAAATAAAATAGAATTGTGTGTACTACCCAAAGAGCTAAAGAAAACCCTTCTTGAGTTTGTGTCGGCGGGAGAACTTCCCAACGTCACCTTCTCAGGGGGTCCAGGTGTAGGTAAGACCACAGCTGCAAAGGCTCTGCTTGAGCAGTTAGGTCTAACCTATATGATGGTTAATGGTTCTGAAGAATCTGGTATTGATGTTCTACGAACCAAGATTAAGAACTTTGCGTCCACTGTATCCTTACATGGTGGTCGTAAATATTTGATTCTTGATGAGGCAGATTACCTTAATCCACAATCTACACAACCTGCTTTGCGTGGATTTATAGAAGAGTTTAGTTCAAATTGTGGTTTCATTCTGACTTGTAATTATCAGAATCGTATTATCCCTGCACTAATATCCAGATGTCCAACTTATGATTTCTCTATTCCAAACTCAGAGAAACAGGAACTTAGTGCTGACTTTTTCAAACGTGCTTTGAAAATTTTGAAGGATGAGGATATTGATTTTGAACCTAAGGCAGTTGCTGCTCTTGTAAATAAACATTTTCCTGACTGGCGCAGGGTTATAAACGAATTGCAAAGATATGCTGTTTCTGGAAAAATTGATTCTGGTATCTTAGTAAATATAACAAATGATAACCTCAATGAACTTATGGGTTATATGAAACAAAAGGAGTTTACTAATGTTCGCAAATGGGTTGTTAACAATCTGGACAACGATCCTGTACGTTTGTTTCGTAGTCTTTACGATAACTTGTATGATGCTGTGGATGGTTCTACTATCCCTCATATCGTTGTTATATTGGGCGAGTACCAGTATAAGTCAGCGTTTGTCGCAGATCAAGAAATCAACACTCTTGCTTGTCTAACAGAGATAATGGCAAGGGCAAAATTTAAATGATTGAAATTTTTGATAATATATTAGAACCTCATATTACAGAATTAATTAATATGGAGATGAATAATGTTGCTTGGCATTATGATTATAAATCTAAAGTAGGATCAATAAACAGTCATTGGCATACTTTAGTTGGTCATGATGATAATGAAGTTATAGAAAATAACTTTGAATGGGTGCTTCCTATTTGGGATACTGCTTTCAATAAGTATAATTTTAAAGAAAGATATAATATTGAAACTTATAAACGTATATACATGAACGCTCATACGCATGGTATTGAGCCACATCTACATATAGATGATGGTGATTTTACTATGATTTATTATCCTAGATTAGATTGGAAACCAGAGTGGCAAGGGGGAACAATGGTTGATGGTAGATATATTCCTTATGTTGGAAATAATTTAATTGTATTTGATGCACATCTTCCTCATCAAGCAATGCCTGTTTCAAGAGAGTGCTATCAATTAAGATCAGTAATCGTATTTAAGATTAATTGCAATGTATGAATTGAAAGACTATCTTAATGCTATAAACACAACTAAAGAGCCTTTAATGGATTCTGACGATGAAACTTGGGAAAAGAAGTACCCGCCTTTCGTTGTGAATAAATGTCTCATGCCATTCCAAGATACAATATTTATTGTTAATGAGATAAATCAACTACCAAACATAGATAAAAAGTTACAGTTCGACTTTTTCCTAAATAGTCTTAGACCAAGAAAGAGATTTAGTCCTTGGGCGAAGGCGATGAAATTAGAGAATCTAGAGTATGTTAAAGAGTTCTACGGGTATAATAATGAAAAGGCTAAGGCCGCTCTTGATATACTAGATGATGAACAAATTTCTGCCATAAAAACAAAATTAAATAAAGGTGGAAGAAATCATGGAAGAAGTTAATTGGACTCAAGACAGTATGTTAGAAATCAGGTTGAAAGAACCAGATGATTTTTTGAAAGTTAGAGAGACACTATCACGAATTGGCGTAGCCTCCCGAAAAGAGAAGAAACTATATCAATCTTGTCATATTCTTCATAAGAAAGGTAGATATTTTATTGTACATTTTAAAGAATTGTTTGCTTTAGATGGTAAGGTTACTAATCTTTCTGGTAATGATATTGCAAGAAGAAATACTATAGTAAATTTATTAAATGATTGGGGTCTTATCGATATTGTTGGTGAGTTGGGAGAAGTTGCTCCTCTTAGTCAAATCAAGGTTATATCATTTAAAGATAAATCCGATTGGTTATTAGAGACTAAATATAATATTGGTAAGAAACGGGAAGATTAATTTTGGAAAAGTTCAAATCATTTATTACAGAGGCAAAAGAAGAACCATATCGTATTCTTGTCATCTCTGCTGAACCAGATAATAGTAAATTATTTCACACCGCTCAGAGAATAACGGATGAAGCAAAAAAATCTGGTCATGAAGTTTATGTTGTGAAAGTTGAAGGCGCTATTATTACTTATGATAATGGTATTTACAATATATCAAATTCAGATGATAAAAAAGGCTTTGAAGTTAATATAAATACAGTTGCTATTATTCGTGGTTCTGTTCGATTAAAAAAGAGTTATTTGGATTTACTATCTCGCCTTGAGAAAATTGGGGTGTGTATGGTTAATAGTCGGGAGACAGTATCAGTATCTTCTGATAAATATAGGACATACGTTAAGTTACAAGATTTTGGTTTGACTCAACCTAAGACTGTTCTTATACCGAATGAGAAAACTTGGAAACAAGCAGTCGAATCTCTAGATACTAAGTTTCCTATCATTATGAAAACACTAGAAGGCTCAAAGGGAGTTGGTGTTCTTTTTATTGAATCAGAACGTCAAATAGAATCTTTAGTGCAACTACTTTATAGTCAAAATGATGATGTAGATTTGTTGATTCAAGAGTATATAGAAACTGATGGAGATATACGAGTTCTTGTTCTGGGTGGTAAAGTTATTGCTTCTATGAAACGAGATGTGGTAGAAGGTGACTTTAGATCAAATGTTTCTCAGGGAGCAAAGGTTAAAGAATACAAACTAACAGAATTAGAAGTAGAGCATTGTCTTCTAGCTTCAAAAGCAATTGATGGTTCTTGGACTGCCGTTGATTTTATCCCTTCAAAAAATCCAAAGACAGAGCCACCATATATTCTAGAAGTAAATCATTCTCCAGGCACAGAGGGTATTGAAGAAGCAACTGGAAAAAATATAGTCAAGCAGGTTATTGATCACTATGCAAATCCAGATAATAGATATTCAGTACCAACACAATGTGGTTGGGAAGAAATTGTTACAGTAAACCCGTTTGGTGATTTAATTGCAAAGTTTGATACAGGTAATGCTAGATACTCTGTTCTTCATGCAGAAGATATAGATATTAACGGTAAAAAAATTACATTCACTCATGGTGAAAAAACTATAACCACTAAGTTAGTTGGAGACTATGTTTCTATAACAGGGGGTGGAGAAGATAAAAGATATTTGGTTGAGTTGGAATTTAAATTTGCTGGTTCCTCTTATGGTAAAATTACATTCGGCTTAGATAATAGAGATGACTTTAATACAGATGTTTTGTTAAATAGAAAAACAATGAGAATGTTAAATGTCATGGTGAATCCACAAAGAAAATATATCGTTACCACCAAATTTACCCTTGACAAATAACTACGGATGTAGTATACTCTGATAATGGACTTTTACACAAATGTAATTCAATGGGGCAATCAACTTCTCGTTAGAGGAGTTGAGAATGGCCAACGTGTCAATAAGAAGGTACGGTATTCACCAACTCTTTTTGATTTAGTTTCACAACCAACAGGATATAAAACTCTAGACGGTAAACATGTCAAACCAAATCAATTTGCTTCTATATCAGAGGCAAAGGATTGGTATAATCTTCATAAAAAACAAGGTCTTGTGTTTGGTAACACTCAGTATAATTATTGCTGGATTGGTGATAATTTTCGTGATGATGTTACTTGGGATAAAGATCAAATCTGTATCGTAACCATTGATATTGAGGTGGAGTGCGAGAATGGTTTTCCAAATCCAAAGGATGCGGCTGAACCTATGTTGTCGATCACTATGAAGAACCACCAGAACAAAAAGATTATTGTTTGGGGTCTTCATGAGTTCCAAAACCATCGTGATGATGTTGACTATAGAATGTGCAAGGATGAAGCAGACTTGCTATTTAAATTCTTAGACACTTGGTCTATAATTCAACCAGATGTTATCACTGGATGGAATACAGAGTTTTTTGATATTCCATATCTATGCAACAGAATTGCAAAAGTTCTGGGTGATGATATGGTAAATAAACTATCTCCTTGGGGTAAGGTTCATGAACGTGAAGTCTATCAGATGGGGCGTAATCATCAAGTATATAATATCTATGGTGTTGCTGCGTTGGATTTCTTTGATCTATATCGCAAGTTTACATATACAAACCAAGAACGATACACACTAGACCATATTGCATTTGTAGAGCTAGGTGAACGCAAAGACGGCAACCCATATGAAACTTTCAAAGAATGGTATCAGAAAGACTATCAATCGTTTATCGAATACAACATTCAAGACGTTGAGATTGTAGATAAACTAGAAGATAAGATGCGTCTTATTGAACTGTGCCTGACTATGGCGTATGACGGTAAGGTGAATATGACTGATGTTCTTGGCCAAGTTCGGTATTGGGATGTTGTTATTTATAATCATCTCCGTAAAAAGAAGATAGTAATTCCACAAAAAACAGAACATGAGAAAAGTGAAAAGTTTGAAGGTGCATATGTCAAAGACCCTCAAGTTGGTATGCACAATTGGGTTATGTCGTTTGACTTAAACTCTCTGTATCCTCACCTTATCATGCAATATAACATCTCGCCAGAAACACTAGTAAATGGTGGATCAGCTATGGTTGAGGGAATGGTGGATAAAATTCTTGATGAGAAATTAAAAAACGATACAGAACATTGCATGACTCCAAATGGTGCATTTTTCCGTAGAGATATAAAAGGGTTTCTCCCAGAATTG